AGTAAGAGATTATTTCCTGTCAACCATTGGTAATTCAAAAAATCAGAATGCCTGGCCGTCCGATAAATGCCACAATGAAGCTTTGAGGCTTGTAGATCATTATACAGCCAATGGATGGGTGCAATCACGCGGGAAAAAAATTATTGACTGGAAGGCAGCATGCAGAAACTGGATTCGAAATGAATTAACCGGAACTTTTTCAAATACAAAAATTGCACCTCCACAAAAAGTGATCGAAAAACCAAAGGCGGAACAGCCGGCAGTTAATAGGATCCAGGTCGACATTAATTATTTACGGGATCGCTTTATTGAAAATGAAGAAAACGTAACAACCATTAGCATTTACCCTGAGTATTACAATTTTCTAAAACAGGAAGGTCTGATAAATTTTAATACAGAGCACCAGGAGCAAATTAAAAAAATGGCTACGGCAAAACTGAACGGGTCAGCAACCGAAAAAGAACTTATAAGCATGATGAAGAAAATAGCCGTCATTGAATATTTCAAAAAACTAAAGCAAAATGGAACTACAAAAAGCTGAAGGCATTGCTATTGCAATTTCTAATTATCTGAAAGATTATTGTGATAAAATTTATATAGCCGGTTCCATCCGGAGAAGGAAATATGAAGTAAAGGATATAGAAATTGTTCTATTGCCAAAGCGGGTGGCACACCAGGATTTGTTTGGAGGTATTATTTCAACTCCGGTAATCATGGAATTTAAAAGCAGGATAGAAAATGTTGGTAATGTCATAAAAGGAGTTGCTGATGGGAGAATGATGCAGATACAATTGGAGCAGGGAATTATGGTTGATGTTTTTATGCCTGTTGCTGATGACTTCTACAGACAATATGCGATCAGAACAGGCTCCAGCTTCTATGCACATAATGTAATTGCAGGCGGATGGCTTGCCATCGGTTGGTGTGGCAGCGATATCGGATTGAGGCGCCAGGAAGATTGTGTAAGGCACAAGGATAAATCCGGAAAGAATAAATGGATCTGCATTAATAAAAACGGAGAGCTGCCACCGGTATGGAAAAGTGAAGAAGAGTTTTTCGATTGGATAAAAGTAAAATTCATTCATCCTTCGAGGAGGGATATATAAAAATTAAAAAATAATTAATCACAATAAGCAAACAGGAACAAATTAACCAATTTGAAAACTTCAATCACCATAGGATCCATTAAGCAATCAGCCTGCGCCGGATTAAATCAGCGTTTTACAGGAAGTTGAAAAAATAATAAAATGGTAACAGAAGCAGATAAAATAAGACTGGAATTTATTTGGTGGATTACAGATAAATTCATTCAAAGAATGCCTAATGGGTTTGCCCGTAAAAATGATGACAGGCCGAAAGGATATCAAAGGCTCTTTACGATTCACGAAATGCTTAAACTTTTTCATGAGGAAATTAATGAAGGATAAATACAATATTGAAATAAAAGAAGTATGAACCACAAATGGAAAAACAATAAGACAAAAAAGCCATAAAGAATTTGCAGTTCGATACGGCTCAAATAGTTGGGAATAAAAGCGATTAAAAGTATTAATTATTCTTTACTTAACCCAACTATGTTATGAACACATTATCCTCAACTGATTACCGCAACATCGGAATTATGACCCATCAGCTATCGCCGGACCTGGCTTTAAAGATGCTGCGAACCCTGGAAGGCCGGAAACCTATCAAAACAGATATTGCAGAGATACCGGATCTCTTCACAAAATTCTGCAAACTAAAATGTATAGCTTCTATTGATTCAGCTACCAGAACCAAAAAAGAGTATGTTTATTTGAGACTTGTTTTCCTGGCTATCATCATCAAGCTTTACAACCCTGATCTTATCTCACTGAGTCAAACTAAAATGAGAAGGAGGCTATGTATCCAGCTTTCTAAAGTTTTAAAGGTTCATCGCACCTGGATCAGCCAAAGCATAAGTACTGTCATCGTAAGGCTGAATGTATATGATGACTTTAAAAATGATGTGGTTATTTCAATGAATGAAATAATAAAATGATAACCAAACTTTTAATGTTACTTAATACTTCCTCTGAATTAGAATATTTATTATAAAATTTGGCATATGATTACTAAGAAACCGAATAAGCAGGTGGTACTTGATTCAATCATAAAGGATATTGAGCAAGGAGTACCAAGGCGCAATATATTGGCGACAGTTGGCGGAAAATGGCGAATTGCGCCAAGAACGTTTGACCGATACTGGAAAACTGCCAATGAACAGCATGCGGCAAAGCAACAGATCATTAAAAAGGAGATTGAGAAGGTTGATAAAGCAGAAGCGGTAATGGCCCGTAAACGGCAGATTGCAGACGCTAATGAAAGAAAGGAAGTTCTCACTAAAATAATGCGTGGCCAGATCAAATTAAAAAAGCCCATGGCCATAGGCTCTAAATTAAAGATGATCACCGTAACACCTGATTGGATGGATCGTAAAAATGCTATCGCCGAATTAAATAAGATGGAAGGCGATTATGCCGCTACTAAAGGGGAGTTTATTGTGAGCGGTTTTCTTGATTACTTAAAAGAAACCAGCGATGAATAATGATTTGGTGAAAGCTAAATTCAAAAGCTGGCGAGCCGATTGGAATCTTTTTGCGCGTGAAATGCTTCAGGTAAACCTGGACCGGGAACAGCAAGCGATATTGAACAGTTGCCAGTATAATGCACGCACATCTGTCTCCAGCGGAACAGCACGGGGAAAGGATTATGTTGCTGCTGTTGCTGCTCTTTGTTTTATGTACCTGACTCCAAAATGGAAAGATGGAAAACTTATCGCCAACACCAAGGTGGCACTAACAGCGCCAACAGACCGGCAGGTAAAAAATGTGATGGTACCTGAGTTCACCAGGATATTCAAAAGGGCAAAATTTCTCCCGGGCAGGCTGGTAGGTTATGATATCAGGACCAATGATGAGGAATGGTTTTTGACAGGATTTAAAGCCGATGAACACAAGCACGAATCATGGTCTGGTTTTCACGCGGTAAACACGATGTTCATTGTTACCGAAGCAAGCGGGATGCCTCAAAGCGTATTTGATGCTATTGAAGGTAATCTTCAGGGCAATTCAAGGATGTTAATTGTTTTTAATCCTAACACATCATTAGGATATGCAGCTAATTCGCAGAGAGGGCAAGGGTGGCAAAAATTCAGGCTTGATTCCTTAACCGCTCCTAATGTATTAAATAAGAATAATGATATTCCCGGACAGGTAGATTATGACTGGGTAAAGGATAAAGTTGAAATATGGTGCACGGCTATTTCTGAATCAGACTACCTGGAAGCCGAAGGGGATTTTCATTTTGAAATTGATGGCCAGAAAAGACTTTACCGGCCAAATGATTTATTCAGGGTTAAAGTGAGAGGATTGTTTCCTAAAGTTTCAGAAGATGTGTTGATACCGCTGTATTGGGTCCAACTGGCGAATGAACGATGGTTAAAAGGAAAAAGAGAAAGTGATCATCTTCGTTTGGGCGTTGATGTAGCCGGAATGGGAAGGGATTCGAGTGTATTTGTTTTTCGATATAAAAACCGGGTTGAAAAATTTGAATCCATTCAATCAGGAGGTGAAGCAAATCATATGGAAATTGCCGGTAAAACTATCAGTTACATCCGGCAAGGTGGCAAAGCTTTTATTGATACAATTGGAGAGGGTGCCGGTGTTTATAGTAGAACACAGGAACTTGGAGAAGAAAATGCATACAGTGTTAAGTTTTCAGAAAAAGCAGAATGGGAAGATGAGACATTAAAGGATGTTACCGATGTTTATGAGTTTTTAAACATGAGAGCTTATCTATTTTGGGCTTTGCGTGACTGGTTAAATCCAGCAAATAACACAGGTGCGCAATTACCACCGGACGATAAATTAACGCAGGAACTGACCGAGATTAGATACAAGTTCCAATCCAATGGCCGCATTCAAATCGAACCTAAAGAAGAAATTAAAAAACGAATCAGAAGATCTCCGGATAAATCTGATGCACTTGCTAACACATTCTATCCGGTTCCTGATGTTACCCCTAAAAAGCAATCTACACAAGAGGCAATGAGTTTCTTTAGGTAATTATAATAACATAACCAGTTTGGTTATCATTTATTAATGCTAATAGTGTAAATTAATTAGTTCTTTGTCTTCAATGACACAGGAAGAACTTTTACAGCTCATACCAGATTACAGTAAAGCCGTTGAGAAAATAGAAAAGGCGGTTGACCTGGAGGAAATTGATACTTACCTAAAACAGTATGATCCTGCACAGCATGATATTTTTGATAAAGCTAAGAGGCCGGACAAACTTATAAAAAATAACGAAGGGAATACTGAAGTTGTTCCTGTTACCCGTATAGGGATAGCGCTTCAGAAATTAATCACTTCACGGGCTGCATCTTTTCTTTGTGGCAATCCCATTGAGATTAAAGGCACACCAAATGGAGTTCCTGAAACTAAGATGCTTGCCGGAGTGAATAAAGTTTGGCTTTCGAATAAACTGGACTTTAAATCAAAGGAACTTGCCAGGTTGCTATTTTCAGAGACGCATTGCGCAGAATTGTGGTATGCAGAAGATGCGGCTCCGGATTTCTGGATAGGAGAGCCGGTAAAATCAAAATACAAACCCCGGGTTAAGATCCTTGCTCCAAGTTACGGAGATGATCTTTATCCCGTGTTTAATCCTGAAGGGGATATGATCGCCTTTGGCAGAGGTTATATAATAAAAGTTGATGATAAAGATGAAGAGCATTTTGATTTGTACACCAACGAAACTATTTATTTAGGGGTAAAAGGAGACGGAGGTTTTGCCGTTGTTCCGGAAAAGAATGTATTTACTAAAATCCCGATTGTTTACTATTCGCAGCCCAAACCGATCTGGAATGATGTTCAAACAATGATTACCCAACTGGAAACAGTAATATCAAACAACAGCGACACGAACGCTTATTTTGGTGATCCTCTCTTAATTATTGACGGCGAAATCGAAGGCTTCGCGAAGAAAGGCCAAACAGGTAAAACAATTAAAGTAAAAGACGGCGCCAAAGTTTCATATCTCACATGGGAGCAGGCACCCGAAGCGATTAAGATGGAAATTGATAACCTGCTTCGCTTTATCTACAACATAACTGATACACCCGATATTTCTTTTGAACAAATGAAATCTATCGGAGGCAATGCTCCTTCAGGTTTTGCGCTTGAAATGTTATTCTTAGGCGCACATCTTAAGGCTTCCGATAATGAAGAGATCTTTGGTGAATCAGTGCAACGGAGACTTAATTTAATCATGAGTGCGCTTGCCTCAATTGACCTCGGATTAAAGCAAGGGTTATCGCTTAAAATCCGTCCTAAGTTTGAATACTTTATGCCGAAAAATAACGCGGAAAAAATAGATATCATCAACAGTGCAGTACAAGGTGGAATTATGAGCATTGAATCAGCAGTAAGGCAAAACCCATTAATAGAAGATCCTGAGGCTGAACTTGAATTAATAAAGGCAGGTGGATTGGATAATCAAATGAATTTGTAACCTTTAAATATATAAATATGGCAAGTAAAGCACAACTGGCAGCTCGCGCGAAATTCGCTAAAATGGTAAAAGCGAAATCAGCTAAGAAAAAAGGAAAAAAGTAAAGTCATCCGGCGGTTGCAAGACTGCCGGTGGTTTTTAACTAAAAAAAATAACCCCATGTTACCAGTAGATTTCAAAGAAGCAAATTAAAATTTATGGAAACAATTTGGGTTAAACCGTTTGATCATTTTAGTAAAAAAGATGCCGGAATTCTAGGGTATGAGGTTACTGATTGGAGAAGAGAAGTTGGGGGTATTTTTCTTTTAGCCGTGGATAAAGCGGGAAATATAGTGGCAGGATTAAGACTAAAAAACTGGAAACTATGAATGAAAAAATAGCTGCTCAAATTGAAGAGCAAAAAGTAAAAGAAACTACTGAAGGTCAATCACTATCTAAGTTCATGGCTTCCTATAAAATCCCGGAAGAAAAGGTTGATGAGATAGCAGTTCACTTTCATAAACTCTTAAAGAAATTTCCTCACATGAAATATGACAGGTTATTTAAAAAGACTGCCAATTATTTTCATTTAAAAAATACCTGATGATGATAATTGAAAATAAATTCGAGATCGGGCAAACGGTTTATCTTATCACTGATGAAGATCAAAAGCCGCGATTAGTTCTTTCAATAAAAGTCAACAAATATGACCTTATTTATGAATTAACCAGCGGTTCAAATAATAGTTATCATTATGATTTTGAGATAAGCGATGAGAAACAATTACAGCTAACATAGAATGCCTGACATAGAATGCCTGACATATCCTCCCAATATGAAAAAAAATTAGAAAAGGAAATAGCCAAAGCCATAAGGAAGATACGCGCTATTTACAACCAATCTATTCAGGATATTTCTTTTGCTACTTACGTGAGGTATGGTAATTTATCCGGTACCACTTTTCAGTTAGATAATTATCCTGCATTAAAAAGAATGCTGAATAATCTCACTAAGGATATGCATGATAAAATAGTGAAAGCTATTGAAAAAGCTATTAATGATACATGGGATTTATCTAATGAAAAGAATGATAAAATAGCCACTGATATTATTCAAAAAGTTTTCCCTGAAATGGTGAATAACGGCGTTGTTTCGGCTTTGCCTGGTACGTCTTTAATTTTCAATCCAAACCACGATGCACTAAAAGCCTTTACTAAGAGAGTTGAAGCTGGAATGAACTTATCAAAAAGAGTTTGGAATTTAGTAAGGCCTTATAAGTTTGAACTTGAAGCAGGTTTAACTGATGGAATAAACCGGGGCCTTAGTGCTACTAAAATGGCAACCAATTTAAAAAGGTATTTGAAAGAACCGGAAAGATTATTTCGTATGGTAAGAGATTCGAAAGGTAAATTACAATTAAGTAAAGAGGCAAGGGCGTATCATCCCGGAAAAGGGAAAGGGGGCTCACCAGGGAAACCAGGCATATACAGAAGTTCCTTTAAAAACGCTCTAAGACTAACAGCAACAGAAACAAATATGGCTTATCGTAGCGCCGATCACGAAAGATGGAAGAACGAAACTTTTGTAAAGGGAATTAAAGTTTCTGTGTCAAATAATCATCCATTTACTGAAGAGATATGTGAGTTCATGCAAGGTGAATATCCGAAAGATTTTCATTTTCGTGGGTGGCACCCGCGCTGTCGTTGCCATGCAATTCCAATCTTAATTTCAGATGAAGAGTTTTCAAAGCAGGAAGATGTGTTGTTGGGATTAAGTAAGAAAGGGCCTAAAATACAAGAAGTTAAAAAGATCCCGGCAAGCGCTAAAAATTGGGTGAAAGATAATGCAAAAAGGATTAAAGGATGGAAAAATAAACCTTATTTTTTAAAGGATAACCCGGAGTATTTTAAGTAAGCAGGTATTTTATTTCCTTATCCCCACATATACCCAGGCTCCCAAAGTATTTACAAACTGCATATACTTTATCTCACCGGTGCTCATATTCTCAAAAGGCACTTCTGCTTCATCCACATTATTTTTATTCAGGTGCATTGCTGCCACTTTGCGGCACTCTTCAATCATGAATAACAAATTAAATGCTCCCATGTAGGTAATCATTCAACTAAAGTAAACAAAAAAGGTGATTTATAATAACATAATGAGTTCGGTTACTATTTATGCCAGTGTACGTATTTCCTTAAGTATAATTTCGGGTCCTAAGTTTTAAAACTTAAAATGTTTACATGAAAAGATTCTATTCGTTTCTGTTGGCCGTTATCATGATAACGGTTTGCAGCGTAGGGTATGGCAAAGATAGCCCTCCGAAAAACACATCATTTTATCATAGTGCAATAGGCGCCGTTAGTGATAACGCCGCAATCGTTGCGCCTCAGATGAATGTAATTGCCAATTTTGAAACTGTGCAAACTTATTATGTCAGCGCATACGCCAATGCGAGAATACCGGAGATAACTGCGAAAGCAATTTATCTTCCGGCTCCGAAAGTTGTCCAGATGAATAAGTATATACATTTATACTCAGTCACTAATCATTTGGCAACCATACTAAAACCCCGTTGCAGATCTTCTGATTATGTAAAGGCAATTAATAGTAAACGTTCCTCCGGATTATCCCCTGATGAACGAAGTTGAAATTTTAAAAGTTTAAGTTGAATTAAAGCCCGTCTTGATTGACGGGTTTTTTTAATTATAGTAACCGAACTCATTATGTTATTATAAATAATTTTTACAACTGTTCCTTAAATATAGTTTTGGGAAAATCATTTGAATGAAACAAAAAATACTCGCAGAACTGAAAAAGAAATTCCCAGGGCTGCAAAACGAATTCTTATTATTTATTGCGGCTAAGTTAGAAGCAAAAGGAAAATAGGATTCAG